TTAGTAATCTGTAAAATTGGCCCTGGGAGAAATCCCGGGGCCGTTCAAAAAAGGGGGGATCATGCCGCTGAAAAAAGGTTATTCTCAAAAAAGCATTAGCACCAATGTTTCAAAAGAAATGAAAGCTGGTAAGCCGCAGAAACAAGCCGTGGCAATTGCGCTTTCAACTGCGCGCACCGCTGCAATGAAAGCCGAGAAACCTTCCAAAGCGCCGGCAAAGAAAGGCAAGTAATAATGGAATATCCATCACTGGTCTATCGTTGCCCAGGCTCTAATTTTGGGCCTAACGGCACCACCTATAACGCGCTCGGCGTTGAAGATGACGCGCAACTTTGCGTTGCGCTTGAAAAGGGGTGGTCAAAAAGGCTTGTTGAAGCTGTGTCTGCTTACCTTAAGGAGTCTGATGATTCTGTGGCCAACTCTGTGCCAGATGTTGATTCCTCCGCAGCCAAAGAAATCAACGAAGGCGACGAACAAAACCTGCCAAACCGCGCAGAGCTTGAGCAAAAAGCAAACGAGCTTGGCATCAAGTTTGACGGCCGCACGACCGACCGAAAGTTGCTCGAAAAAATTGAAGAATCCTTGAGGGGTGAGTAATGGGATACAGCAAGCGCCAGTTTATCGAGGCAGCCTTCGAAGAAATCGGGCTTGCATCCTATGTGTTTGACTTGCAGCCGCAGCAGCTCGAAAGCGCACTGCGCAGGCTTGATGCTATGGTGGCAGACTGGAATGGCAAGGGTATTCGTGTCGGGTTTCCGCTGTCCGTGAGTCCGCAACAGTCAGATCTCGACGAGCAAACCTACGTCCCTGACATGGCTAACCAGGCGATCATTACCGGGCTGGCGGTGAGGCTTGCGCCGTCATACGGCAAGCAGGTGATGGCCGGCACGCTGGCTATTGCGAAATCATCCTATGACACATTGCTCGCCAAGGCCGCCATGCCGCCTGAGCAGCAATTCCCGGACACCCTGCCTTCAGGTGCGGGTAATAAGCCTTGGATGTATGATGTATTTATGCCGGGGCCGGTGGATCCTGTGCTTGCCGGCCAAGATGGGCCGATTGAACTCAACTAAGGGGCAACCATGCCGACCATCAACCAACTATCAACGTTGAACGAAGTTACATCAGCTGACAAACTTATCGTCTATTCCAACGATAACGGGGACGCTCGCAAGGCCAGCATCAACACGGTGCGAGCGTTTATGGAAGGCTCGTTCGTTGATGTTGAGGCAGCAACGATTACCCTTTCAAGCTACTCAAAAGTCACTACGAAAACCGTGGCAAATTTGCCCACTGCTGCAACTGCTGGCGCTGGCGCTCGTGCAGCTGTCAGCGATGCAACACAAACGCTGACGGCAGGTATTGGCGCAATTGTGGCAGGTAGCGGGGCGAATATCGTGCCAGTGTTTTGTGATGGCACAAACTGGCGCATTGGGTAAAAGTTTTTATATTACCCAGCCGCAGGCTCAAAAATAACGAATTGAGAGGAGTGACGCGAGTATGAAAAAAGACCCGCGTTTAGAGCGTTTGGGTGTCGAAGGCTTCAACAAGCCGAAACGAACTCCATCACATCCTACAAAATCTCACGTTGTTGTTGCCAAGTCTGGCGATCAAGTAAAAACGATTCGATTCGGGCAGCAAGGAGTTAGTGGCTCACCAAAGAAAGAAAGTGAGTCACAAGCTGATAAAGCAAGACGCGATTCGTTCAAGGCAAGGCATGCTGAGAATATTGCTAAGGGCAAAATGAGTGCTGCATATTGGGCAGATAAAGTGAAATGGTGAGCAGCATGAAGAAAAAGCCCGTGTGGGATAAAGCGCGACCAAAAGCGGAAGGCAAGCCGCAACCGCTCACCGAGAAGCAGACCGCCAGTGCAAAAGCCGCTGCAAAGAAGGCGGGCCGGCCTTACCCGAATCTCATCGACAATATGCGCGCAGCCAGGAAAAAATAATCAATGGCTCAGATCCCAATTCTGAACGGCATTTACACCGACAACGGGCCAGACCTGCGCACCAGTTACCCGGTGAATATGGTGCCAGTGCCAAAGGGTAACGGAATCAGTGAGGGCTATCTGCGCCCAGCTGATGGGCTTATCTCAAACGGAACAGGCCCTGGCATTGATCGTGGCGGCATTCAGTGGGAAGGCACCTGCTATCGAGTCATGGGCACAAAGCTTGTGGAGGTGTCATCCACTGGCACCGTGACCACGCTTGGCGATGTGGGCGGCACCGGCCTTGTGACGTTCGATTACAGTTTCGACCGCCTGGCGATCGCATCGGGCGGCGATTTGTTTTATTGGGATGGCTCAACGCTCACGCAAGTTACCGACCCAGACCTTGGCACCGTGATTGATATGTGCTGGGTCGATGGTTACTTCATGACGACAGATGGAGAGTTTCTGATTGTCACAGAGCTATCCGATCCGACGCAGGTTAATCCGCTGAAGTATGGCTCAAGTGAAGCCGACCCGGACCCGGTTGTGGCTTTGTTGAAGCTACGCAATGAAGTCTATGCGCTGAATCGAAACACAATCGAAGTGTTCGACAACGTAGGCGGCGATTTTTTCCCGTTCGAACGCATTGACGGCGCGCAAGTTCAAAAAGGCACCGTCGGGACGCAAGCTTGCTGTGTGTTTTTGGAGCAAATTGCGTTTATTGGCAGTGGCAGGAATGAAGCGCCGGGCGTGTATGTAGCTGCCAACGCTAACGCCAACAAGATCAGCACGCAAGAAATTGACCAGATATTGCTGACTTACGATGAAACAACGCTCGCAAGCATAAAGTTAGAGGCGCGAAACGACAGAAATCACCAGCATCTATATGTGCATTTGCCAGACCGCACGATTGTTTTTGATGCGGCTGCAACGCAAGCACTTAGCCAGCCGGTGTGGTTCACACTCACAAGTTCGCTGGCAGGCTTCAGTCAGTACCGGGCCAGAAACATCGTGTGGGCTTACAACCGCTGGCTCGTTGGAGACCCGACCAGCGCAACGGTCGGCTATATGGCGCAGGAAACGAGCGCGCATTTCGGGCAGATAGTGCGCTGGGAATTTGGCACCACGATTATTTACGCAGAAGGCAAAGGCGTGATCTTCAATCAGCTTGAACTGGTGGCGCTGACTGGCCGCGTGTCACTTGCGGATAACCCACAGATCAGCACGTCTTATTCGGTTGATGGGCAAGTGTGGAGCCAATCAAAATATATCAGCGCAGGCACGATTGGCGATCGACTAAAGCGTTTGGTGTGGTTCCAGCAGGGCCACATGCGGAACTGGCGCATCCAGCGTTTCCAGGGAGATAGTTCGTCGCATGTGGCGTTTATCCGACTCGAAGCACAACTTGAGCCGCTGGCGTTCTGATGGCTAATTCAAAGTTAAATTTGACGCGTGATCAACTGGCCCTGTTCCTAAAGGATCACGAATCAATCAAGCAATTTGAACGGCTGTTTGCGACCGTTGATGCAATTGCGCCTGACTTCGTGAATGAAGTGGCCATTTCTGCTGGAACTGCGCAAGCGACGGCAAACGATGCACTTTCATTGATCGAAGCACTAGAAAACAGTCTCACAGCTGATGGAGCTGTGACTGATGCCAAAGCCACGCTTGCCCTGCAAGAATTACAGGCTCTCAAGTCTGAACTGCAACTTAAATTGCTTGAGCCTGCGGAGCAGTATGAACAAGCAACGATCAACCTTCAGAATCAGTTTGATACTGAACCTGCCGCACCTCAACTTGGAACGATTGCATCGTACAACCTGAATGGCTTGCCTACGGCGGGTGGCGTCGGTTATGGCACAGGGTCTGCGGTTGCTTTCACGCCAGCAGGCACTAGTGGTCAGTTTTTGACTTCTGCTGCTGCTGGAACACCAACCTGGACAACGCTGTCCAGCGTTGCGGTTACTTCGTTCAGCGCGGGCACTACGGGCTTCACGCCTTCAACGGCCACCACCGGCGCAGTGACATTGGCCGGCACGCTGGCGGTCGCCAACGGCGGCACGGGGCTGGCGACGTCCGCCACCAACGGTCAGCTGCTTATTGGCAATGGCAGTGGTTACTCGCTGGCTGGTCTGACGGCTGGCACCGGGATCGGTGTAACAAACGGCGCGGGCACGATCTCGATTGCCAACTCCGGCGTGATTTCGCTGACGGGCACCGCGAATCAGGTGACGGCCTCTGCTTCAACTGGGGCAGTAACACTCAGCCTGCCGCAGAATATTCATACCGCCGCCACGCCGACCTTTGCTGGGGCCACGCTTACCAGCCAGTTGGCGTCCACCATGGGCAACAACACCGCGACAGGTGGTGGCCAAATTTACCTAAATGGTGCCACGGGTAATCGAATTGACTTCTCGACAGCAGGGATTGCAGCGCCTTCTTTTACGACCCGGAGCGTTGGCACCAAGGTTGTGTGGTTTCCGCTACTGGGCGCCAGCGCCGCAGACTATGCAACTGGGATTGACGGTAGTGTGCTGTGGAATTCTGTCCCAACGACCGGTGAATCTTTTAAGTGGTACGGGGGCACGACCCTAGCGGCGACTTTGACTGGCGCGGGTGCGCTTTCACTTACTGGCGCTCTATCGGTGGCAACTTCCGCTGGTGGTCAGATGTTTGCGAATGCCACAGGTACTAATCAAGCGTCGCTGGAGTTGCAAAGAACTGGCGCAACCAAGTGGCAGATCGGCATGCAGGCCGATAACTCATTCTTTATGTACGACAATGCCAATTCCCGAGACTTCCTGAGAGTGTCGTCGGGCAATGTGTTACTAGCGCCTGTGGGCGGCAACGTCGGTATTGGCACCGCCGCCCCTAGTGCAAAGCTCCACGTCTCTGGCGGGGGCGCCGATACCCGCGCGTATGTGTTCAGCGGTAGTGCTGCCAATTTTGCGGCCATTAGCGTGGGGCGAACCGCTGCTGACTTAGACATTGGCGTGGCTGCCACTGCGGGGCAATTCTCTAGCGATGCTGCCGCAGGGGATGTGGTGCTTCGCACCGCGACCGCAACTCAGAAATTGCTTTTGCAAACAGGTTTTGCCGCCGCAACGATTGCCTTGATTAGCGGCAACGTCGGTATTGGCACCACCAGCCCGACCCAAAAGCTGGATGTAGCCGGGGTGGCGGCCGTGCAAGGTGTGAAATTCCCGGCCACCCAGGTCGCTTCAGCCGATGCAAACACGCTGGACGATTACGAAGAGGGTAGCTTCACCCCCACCATTGTGGGCTTCCCCACCGCAGGGGCTGGCACCTACACAATACAGGTCGGCCGATATACAAAGATCGGGCGGTCTGTGAACATCCAATTTCGGGTGGCATGGTCGGCTCACACCGGCATCGGAGACATGACTATTGGCGGGTTGCCTTTTACAGCTTTAAACGTTACTGACGCGTATGCGGCGGTAACTTTCGGCTTCGTTAACAACGTGGCTTATACGGCAGGCGCTACGCCAATGGGCTATGTTGCCCCAAATTCGGCAACGATTGCGCTTGTCCAAATGCCAAGCGGTGGTGGGACAATGGCCGCTGTTCCGATGGACGTCGCCGGCGATTACATCATCTCCGCAAACTATATAACGGCCTAATCATGCTAGAAAAACAAATCGCCATTGATCTGATTACCGTCACTGAAGATAACTCGGTGCAGGTGCGGCAAGTAAAACGGATACTTGAATACGGGGATGTTCTGTCCGAATCTTTTGATCGCTGGGTGTTATCCCCCGGTGACAATATAGATGACCAGACACCAAAAGTGCAGGCTATTTGCAACGCCGTTTGGCAATAAAGGAACTGTAGATGACAACGCTTACCCCGACACCCAAGCAGCAATTCCTTGATGCCAACGGCAACCCACTATCCGGCGGCAAGGTCTATGCCTACGCCGCAGGCACTACCACGCCACTGGTAACTTACACGGATGCTGGCGGCAGCACGCCGAATACCAATCCGGTAATTCTGATTGGCGGGTCTGCTGTTGCAGACATGGACGCTGCGGATACCGCTAAACTTACTATTGAAGTCACTGGTGTCGGCGCAAACTCTGCTGATATTATTGCCAATAACTCTTACTTTTCTGGCTGCTTGGTGGGCTAAACATGACTATCACTGTAAAAGTTTTGATTCCTGCAAAGCAGTCAGAAAATACGCAGACCACGCAATACACTGCTTCTCTTTGCAAGACGATCATTGATAAATTTACTGCAACGAACACCAGCGCATCAGTGGCAACTCTATCAGTAAATTTGGTGACTAGCGGCGGCAGTGCTGGCGCATCTAATTTGATTGTTGATGCTCGCTCAATTGCGGTTGATGAAACTTATACATTCCCGGAATTGATCGGGCAAAGTCTTGAGTCTGGCGGCTTTATATCAACGATTGCTAGTGCAGCCACCTCGATCACCATTCGTGCTAGTGGCAGAGAAATCACTTGATTTCTTGAGGTATTGCGGTTTTGTGCGACAATTCATTAAGCTGAGAAATGACGGGCGACCAGCGGCCACCATGTCAAAAATGGATCACGGCCAATGGACTATGCTTTTTGGTTGCGTAAAAACTTAGAAGAAGCCCTCCATCTTCCGCCCGCTGCGGTTGATTGGCTGCTTTCGCTTTACGACGCCTTCCAATTTTTTGATGACGTTGCCGATAAAGACGAAATAACCCGCGAATCCTTTGATAAGGTTTTGTGGGGCGTTTTTGTTGCAATGCCTCAAAACCCATTCTTCATTAAAGAAGCGCACCAGTTGATTCCATTGGTAGGCGCTCAAATCCTCAAATGGCAAGCCTCAGACAAAGCAGAGCGAGGCAAAAATGCCGACGCAAAATCCTTTGTTTGGAGGGCAGGCTACTTTGACATCGTTTTGTTTTCCGTCGCGCTTATTCATGGGCCGCAGGCTGCAAACGCAGTCTCTGAAAATGTGATGCGTTTATACGGGGAAACACTCGAAGATTATCTAAAGGAGTTTGAATAATGCCAGATCCAATAACTGGGCTAATAGTGGGTGGCAGTGCGCTCGCCGGTAGTGCTATTTCATCAAGTGGAGCGCAAAAAGCCGCCGGCCAACAAGCCGCCGCAGCCGAGGAAGGTGTCGCTGAACAAAGAAGGCAATTTGACGTTTTAACCGAATTGCTGCGGCCATACGTCGAAGCTGGGCGGCCCGCCTTGCAACAACAACAAGCACTTATTGGGTTGAGAGGCGCGCCAGAACAGCAAGCTGCAATTTCCGGTCTGGAACAAAGCCCATTTTTCCAGTCGGCAGTGCGACAGGGCGAAGAGGCATTGTTACAGCGTGCCTCGGCAACTGGCGGGCTGCGTGGCGGCAACATTCAAGCGGCACTCGCGCAATTCCGGCCGCAGATGCTCGAAAGCCAGATTGCTCAGCAATATGAGCGACTCGGCGGGCTTACCTCATTGGGGCAATCTTCAGCGGCAGGACAGGCAAGCGCCGGAATGCAAAGTGCTGGAGCAATCGGCGAGTTGCTCGCTCAACGCGGCGCGGCACTTGCAGGCGGGTCGCTCGGCAGCGCAAAAGCGTATTCTGGCGCACTGAATTTGCCTTCAAAAATCCTCGGAATGCAATACGGGGCCGAGGGAAAGCTAGGTCTTGGCTTCGGCAACATTTTTTAGGAGGGTCTCATGGTTAAACCGTATGATTACAGCATCGACGTGCCTGACCCTTTACAAGCTTTCGGAGAAAGCTATGCACTTGGGGCAAAGATTGCTCAACTTCAGTCTGCGCGAGAGGCTGCACAAGCAGAGGCTGCAATTAAACAGCAGCAACAACAAGCCGCCATTCGAGCGCAGCAAGAGGTTGATTCTCTTTATACAAACCCTAATCCGCTTGCGGCCGACTTTGCTCGTGTTAGTTCATTGCTGCCAAAAGACCAAGCAGAAAATTTGCGGAAAAGTTGGGAAATATTAAGCGACGAAAAAAAACAAACCAAGCTTGCGCAATCTGGACAAGTGTTTTCGGCGTTGAGGGCAAATGCGCCAGATATTGCAATAAAACTTCTTGAAGAGCAGGCGACTGCGAATCGGAATTCAGGGCGTGAGGAAGAAGCAAAAGCGGCTGAAACCTATATTCGCATCATCAATGTTGATCCGAAACGGGCCTTCGACAATATAGGCACCATGCTTGCCGTTGTTCCCGGCGGTGAAAAGATAATCGAGTCTGCGGCAAAATCTGCTGAAATGCGGCGAGCCGAAGAGATGGCCCCAATTACCCTGCGCAAGGAAAGCGCAGAGGTTATTTCTAAAGAGCTTGAAAACAAGTTTAAGCCTGAGAAATTTGCTGCCGAGCTAGGGCTGACACAAGCACAGACGGAGCAAGCAAAAGCCTCCGTTGCTGCATCACGTGCTGCCGCCGCACAGTCGGGCGCAGCTGCCGCACTTGCGCAGGCCGAAGCCCGCCAAATGGGTGCTGGAGTGATTCCGCTTGATAAGCGCCCAGAGGCAGAGTCAAAATTCCGAAAGGAATACAGCGACCAGACGAAGGGTTATCAGGAGGTGAAGTCGGCATACGGACGGATTTTGGCTGTGTCTGATCCAAAGACTCCAGACGAAGAAGCTGCGGCAGACTTGGCATTGGTTTTCAACTTTATGAAGATGCAAGACCCTGGCTCAACGGTGAACACTGGTGAATTTGCTAACGCACAAAATGCTGCGGGTGTTCCTGATCGTTTAAGAAACGCGTACAACAATTTAATCACAGGTGGAAGACTAAACCCAACGCAGCGAAAAGCCTTCAAAGGTCAGGCAGAAAACCTTTACAAGGTTGCAGGACAACAAGAAACCACTGTTCGCACAGGAATCGGTAGAATTGCTACGGGTTACGGGCTGAAAACAGAGAATATTTTTTACACGCCGACTGAAGTGGCCCCGGCCGCGCCTGCAACAGTGCCAGCGGCCGCAGCAACGCCAGCAGCCACACGGCCAGCGCAAGACCGCATCAATCAATTGCTGAAGCAATACGGGCCTCAATAATGGCAACAATTCGAGAACTCGAACAAGCGTTGATCAATGCTGACGCGGCCGGCGATGTTGCGGCAGCGCGAGACTTGGCAGCAGCAATCACTTCGTTCCGCGCCACGACCGCAGGCCAGATACCAGGCGAACAAGTTGTGCCGGCTGTAAGCCAGCCGATGGAACCTACACTGGCCGAGCGCGCAGTGGGCGCAGGTGAGGCCGCGCTTACTCTTGGCACTGGTGCTGTGGGCGGCACGCTTGGCATGGTTGGCGGCACCTTAAAAGGGCTTGCAGAGCAAATTCTCAGCGGGCAATTCGGCACCCCGCAGGCTGCTAACTTAGTGGAACAATCAGCGGCCAAAGGTGCTCAGGCATTGACCTATGCGCCACGAACACAGGCCGGGCGGGAGCAGGTGCAAGCCGTTGGCAAGGCGCTTTCCTTTCTTCCTCCCGTTGTGCCTGTTGTTGGCGCTCCTGGCGCAGTGGTTGGCGGCGCAAGACTGGCGGCCCCGGCAGTTGCTGAAGCGGCGCGCAAGGCGGCCCCACAAGTGCAAGCAGCCGTTCAAAAAGTGGCAGCCCCGGTTAAAAAGGCCGCGGCGGCTGCGGTTGAGATAGTGCGTCCGACAAGGCCGGAAGAAGCCGTCAGGGTTGGCGCTCAAGAAAGCGTTGGGGCAGCAGCTACCCCGATCGAAATGCAGCGTCGTGCTGTCGCAGAAACAATGCCGGTGCCATTTGAAAAAGGCGCAGCATTGACCAAGGGTCAAGCCTCAAGGGACTTTGCCCAGCTGCA